CGCAAACGGTAATATTCTAGATTCCAGAATGATTAACTTATTCCTAGTGCCAGACGTATCTCAAATGTTTAATAATGGAACTGACTACTTTAACTTACCGTTAAGTAACTTTAAGTTAACAACATTCCAGAAAAATGAGTTAATGAAGTACATTGAAAAATCAGGTACAAAAATGATTTCGTCTGATCTAAAAATACTTGATCCTAAGATAAGTAGGTACGCACTAAACGTAAGTATCATTATGTTTGACGATGTTTCTACTGACATTGTTAAGTCTGATATAGCGGACGCCATCGGTAACTACTTTATTAAATTAAAAAGACATGACCGTGTACCAAAGAGTGATCTTATTTCAGTAATTGAAGCAATTAATGGAGTTGACTCAGTTAACGTTAATGTCGTAAGTGAACTTAACGAGCTTGATAAAATAACCAACCCGTCTTCTACTTCGATTATTGGACTTGACGACTTTAACGATATTGTTATTGGGCTAGACGAATTCCCAGTATTACGAGGAGGTTGGAAAGACAGCCAAGGAAACTCATACGCTGAAGGCCTTTCCGATACTGGATTAGGTGCATTAAATATTCAAATTAAAGCACAAGTAGTTCGTAAAAATACTGGCATACTATGATAAGAAACTCTCTATACCAAACAGTGTATAATAGAAAAGACCAACGTCTTCATCTAGGTTACAAATACAAAGATGCCCTAATGAAGCGAGTCCTTTCGAATCAAATGTTTGGAGCAAATCCAGTCTTAGATGAGTTCATTGCCTATTTAGAAGCTTATATGTATGAGCATATTGAGGCAGTTAAGCAAATCAAGATCTTCGCTAATCCAGCGCTAGATAAGAATGAAAATCGACTAAACTAATGTATGGCTGGACCAGTATTCTCCAAAGAAAAGAAGGCTCAAATCAAGGGAGAGCTTGAGTCTCTATTGAGCACCTATTCAGGTGGACCAAATCACGATGAAGATAATATAGACGATCAGCTTGCGGAAATCGCAGCAGCTCCTCCATTAGACTTTATTGAAATGAATTCTGAATTTGAAAAGCAGGCAAAGAATATCACAAATTCAATGCTTAAGTTCTACGTCGATCTTGGCGTACTTGAGAAACATGAATACGTAAAGCAGAAACAGATCCTAGACAATTCAAGTATTCAAAATATCTTCTTTCAGTTAAAAACTATCAGAATGGCAATTGAAAAAATTGCTGAAGAAATTAATCAAGGAAACACTCACCCTAGACTGTTTGAGGTGTTTGGGCAATTACAGGACAAGTTAACCTCAGTTGTAAAAACTCAAGCAAATTACATGCTATTCCTAGAGGATACGTATAAGAAAGTAAATCAAGATGTTGAACAGAGAGAATCCGGCGGTGGAACTACCAGTCGAGCCCTTCCTACCAGCACATCTGACTATTACATAACCGCAGGTACAAAAAATTTAATTAAAGAAATTGACGCAATTGAGATAGAAGATGACGATTCAGATTCTCGACACCTAACTCATCCATCGAAAAAAACAGAAGTCATGCTGGAAAGAGGATTATCTAACGTAATCATCGAGGAAGAAGATGGTGAAGACTTTTCTGGAGACGTCAATTCGTTAATATGAAAGATTTTATAGCAAACAGCGGCGGTAGAACCCAAATGAAATTGTCCAATCTCGATCAAGAGAATAGCGCAATTTGGACAACCGTTAAGATACAACAATTACTCGATGATTTTGAAAATGGGGTAATTGATATTAAGACAATCCGAAACTCTCCTTTTAAGGACAATGATCCAGTTTGGAAAAAAGCTAATATTGTTTTTGAATACACACCCGAAGAGCTTGAGGAATTAAAGAAGTGTAAAGCTGATCCAGTTTATTTCGCTTCCAAATACGCCCAAGTAATGACGGAAGACGGAATTCAACAAATTACACTAAGGGATTATCAGGAAGAGATTATTAAATCATTTAAGAATAATCGCTTTAACTGCCTAATGGCAAGTCGCCAGATCGGTAAGACTGTAATGTCGGGTGTATTTATTGCATGGTACCTAATTTTTCATACTGATAAAAACGTATTAGCTGTAGCGAATATTGCATCAACTACTAAAGAGGTATTAGATAAAATTAAATCGGTACTTGAAAACTTACCGTTCTTTCTAAAACCTGGATGTATTTCAAATAACGTAATGTCACTTAAGTTCGACAACGGCTGTCGTTTGATCGGTAGAACAACTACGAAAAATACAGGTATTGGTTTTACAATTCACGTACTGTACATTGATGAGTTCGCCCATATTAATCCATCTTACTTGGACTTCTTCTATCGAGCAATCTATCCGACGATCTCAGCCTCCTCAAATTCCAAGATTATTATAACATCCACTCCGAATGGAATGAACCGTTTCTACGAAATCTACATGGATGCACTGAATGGGGATAATACTTACGTTCCGCTACGAGTTGACTGGTGGCAAGTTCCAGGCAGAGACGACGCATGGAAGCAGATGACTATTGCCAACCTAGGATCAGAAGAAGATTTTAATCAGGAATACGGGCTGCAATTCTTCTCTTCGGATAAACTATTACTGCCTTCCAAGGATCTTAGAAAGATATTTACGTTCAGGACGACATACGTCACCCCAGAATGGGCGCAAGCTCCAGACAATATGAATCTATTAGATGGCTTCTCAGTTCATCCTAACTTTAGCAAGTTAACCCCTGATGATATCCGCAATGACGGTAATATGTACATATTCTCAGTCGATACCGCGTCTGGCGTAGGTCGTGATTACTCAGTTATTAATATTTTTAAATTGACTGCTCTACCGTATCGAATGCTTGACCAAGTTAAGGACTTTATTAAAAATGAAGGCGACTTTTTTGGACTGGTTCAAGTAGCCTCGTTCAGATCAAATAAAAAGGATATTAATGAATTCACTAATGTTCTGGAATACTTAACGTACTCCTTGTTTAATCCTGAAAAAGTCAGACTCTTAATTGAGTTAGACCATAAAGGGGATTATGTAATGGACAAAATACAGCAGAACGAACTTTTTTGGCCCGGCCAATTAATACATTCAAAACATACAATCTCTTCAACTAACTGGAAACCCGGTTTAAAGATGACTGAGACGAATAAATCAAAATATTGCGAACGTTTCAAGTACCTAGCCGCAGTTAATAAAATTCTTCCTAACGAATTTAAAACAGTTCATGAACTTGGTGCATTTGGAAAATCTTCAAATGGAACATATAGAAGCCAAAACGGCAATGACGACTTGGCAATGACATGCGTTTCAACTGCAGCATTCTTTGAATCTCCGAATTTCTGGGAACTCGTTAATGAAGAACTTGACAGATTACCTAAAGACTACTTGGAAAAAGTGTACGCCGATTTTCTTGGAGAAACCTATATTAGTTCCTCAAACGGATATGATTATGGGGCTCTTAGAGAATTAAATGCAACTCCAGCAATAAAAAAACCTGGAGCAACTAAACGGTTTGATGAAAATACGGTTGACCAATACCGTAATTTACTCTCTCAGTTTTACGGAAATAACAATAATGGCGGATGAGATACGACATGCTAATCAACTTCGATTACGAAGGAAACAAGAAACAAATATTCGATATAGTAGTTTCTCATATTCAAGAAGCTCACGAAAGTAAACTACCTAAAATCTTTATTCGAGAGTTAACTATCATCGACGAAAAGGTCGATGTAATTGCCCAAGAAAAAGATTGGCCAGACTGCTTAACTAAAGCACTAAATTTTTACAAACAGATTGAAGACTACGAGTCTTGCTCAAAGTGTCAAACTCTATTGGCCAAGATTCAGTCTCCAAATAAAAAAACAAAATCAAATGGCAGAAAGACAAGTTAGGAAAAAACCGCAAATAACAAAAATTGAGTTAAATGAAAAAGACTTACGTCAAATCAGTTTAAAAAATTCGCAAGGAGAGTATCTAGACAAGATTATTTCGAATGACATTACGTTTTGCTACGGCCCAGCTGGTACCAGTAAAACGTTTACTGCTTGCCTAGCCGCACTAAAGCTTTACATGGGCGGAAAAATTAAAAAGATTATTCTTTCAAAACCGATTCAAGAGTCCGGCGAGAAGCTTGGGTTTTTACCTGGCGAAATAAAGGATAAAATTGATCCATTTATGGAAAGTTATCGATCAAATTTGGTAAAATTACTAAATGATCCGAATAATGTGGGATGGCTTGAAGCCATGGGAGTTATTGAATTTAGACCTCTTGCCTATATGAGAGGAGCAACCTTCGATAATTGTTTAATGATATTGGATGAGGCACAAAATGCTGATTTCAAACAACTTATGCTTTTCATTACTCGAATGGGTAAAGATTCAAAAGTATTAATTTGTGGCGATGTTAGCCAATATGACATCGCAAAGAGTAAAGTAGCTTTACCGGAGTTTATTTCTCTATTAAATGGGATTAATGGATTGGCTATTCACCAATTTAGAGATGAGGATATTGTCCGAAATAAGATTTTAATACAGATCACGGATCGATACGAGAAATGGAAAGCAAATAATCCCAAACACTTTTAACTAAAATACTTGATGAGCGCGTACGACTTAATTAACAAGCAGCTAAATGACGAAATGCAGAGCCTTGCGGAGCTTATTAAATCTGGCAAATACACGGAAAGAGACAGAAATCGACTAGCTTCAATAATGTATCCCAAACTAAAATACTTCATTTGGAAGTTTTTTAATGACCCAGATGAGACGGATGAGGTTTTACATAATACGCTATTTAAAATCTTTAAGGGACTTGCTTCATACAGCGATAGTTATAGGTTCACTACGTGGATCTATACTATCGC